TGAAACGAGTCCGTTAAAAATGTACGAACCCGTGTCCACGAAAGTTTCTGTGTCATCGATGTCTGAGGCGAGTTGGGTATAGTCATCTCCAATCTCTTTTACAATCTCTTTTAAAAAATCCATAAGTCATTCAAAAATATAATGTGGGTTTTGAGATTTAAATATCTCTACCTGAAGTTCAGTTTTAAAGAACTTAAAGAGTGTCGTATTTGAATGTTCTTTAAGTTGATATTTTACTTTAATCATTAAATAACAAATCCAAATTCTTCGCGTGCTACTTTTTTATATGTTTCGGGATGAGTCTCCCTAATCTTTTTGATCGTATTAATCTTTTGGTAGAGAGCAGCATCTCCACCAAGTCTTAATGCACTTACAATCGTAGCAAGTTCTTTGTCGTTAATAGGTAGATCCATTAGGAGAAAAATAATTCCAGGTTTACAGTTTTTTCGACATTCCAACCAATCGCATCAAGTATTGCTTTTAGTGGTTCGACAAAGGACTTCTCAAATTGTAAGTCATAGTCGATGTATTTGTCAAGGTTGAGTTCTTTAGGAAACTCTTGAATGAATGAGATAATATTCTCATGAATAATGTTTGGTTTCTTGAGATAGCAAAACTTAATTTTCTCACCATTCTGAATCAAAGAATATTTGTTAGTGAGTTTTTTCTCTTTGATGTAATGATTATAGAGAAGTGCTCCACGACAATGAATCGGAGTTCCCTTAGCATAGATGTCAGAGGAAGACTTGTACTTCACAACATCTGAAACAGAACGGGGAAAAGAAATCTGCTCTGGGGGAAGTTTCTTAAACTCTGAGCGGGATTTATCAATAAACTCAATAACATCATCTTCAGTGCCGGTCATCATTAACTTCAAGGCATCTTTAATCATCTTCCTACACGGTGCAGGTGTGGATGATTTGACTGCTTCGATACCCATCATTTTAAGTTTAGGTTCTTCATATCGAACACCTTCACTATCCCACACGTTAAGAATGTATCGCTTCTTCGCAGTCCAGATACCACGATCAGCAATATTCTCACGCTTCATTTGCATTTTCTGGTCATACGCCGATACATACGTTGCCAACTCGCTGTAGCACTGATCAATGTACGGTTCCAGTTTGTCACGACATACCATATCAAGTAGTTCAACGACCTTTGCTTTATCACCAGACTTATTACCAAAAAATTTATCAACAAGAGGTCCAAGATTAAGATAAATTGAATCTGTGTCAGATGCAACTACGTAATCCTCTTCGGTTGTAGACAACAGTTTATTTAGATAATCATTCATCTTACTCTCAATCCAACGGATAGAGACTTGACCAGAAAGCGTAATCGCCTCCGCATTGGCCAGTTTATAGTACCTAAAATACTGATTACCGATTGCACCATAAGCAGAGTTGAGTGAAATCTTCTTAGCCATCTGGATATTGTTGCACCGTGCAATCTCTTTCTCCAGTGTTTTAGTTGGAGTTTTTTCATACTGTTGCTTTGCCTGAAGCATTCGCTTCTTAAAGATTACACGTTCATTGTACATCTTGTCCATGAGTTCTGGCAGGAACCCACGAACATCTTTGCGGTACATTGCACCATTGGCACAGACTGCATTATCTTTATACAGTTCAAAGTTTATCTCCTCATTAAGTATTTTATCAACTGTTGCTGTTGGATGTCTCTCATCAAGTAACGTCTCTGGAGAGATGTTGTATTGCATGATAAGATGAGGATACAGAGAGTTAAGGTCAAAAGACACAACCCAATCATACTTTCCTGGAATCGGTTCTTTAACATATGCACCTGCATACTTTTCGTTTTTATCAGAACGAACTTTAGGAGGAATAACAATGTCCCTCTTCTTCAAGTAATTGTATATGATATTGTCCCACATGCGAACCTGGTAGAACACATCTGCATAGTTGACCTTAGCATCGTATGCCATAGTCAATGCAAGTTCAATCAACTTCATCTTGTCTTCCAGGCGGTCAACAAGTTCTACGTCAACAATATTATATTCAATAAACTTTTGCCACCCCTTAGCATAAAAATCTTTAAAGGTGTCAAACTCAGAGTGGTCCAGTTTCTTCTGACCCAACTCCACCTCAGCTATGTAGTCTAGGCGATATGATTCCTGTGCTTTGTATGTAAACTTCTTATACAAATCAAGATAGTCAAGTTGAGTTAATCCACCAACATCAAATACGATTTGTTTTCTACCTTGAATATAAATTTCTCCTTCAGTTACAAGACCCCAATTAGAGAAACGTTTCATTAACTTCTCTCCAAGCACCCTATTAAGACGCTTACAGATATATGGGATATCGAACATCTGAATGTTCCATCCAGTCACAACATCAGGAACATCTTGCATCCAATAACTAATGAAGTGACTTAACAACTCATGCTCCGAAGGGCAATGATGATAAGTAACATTCTTCTGTTTATTAATAAATGGTTTCACACCCCAAGTCGTAATTTGCTTGGTAGTATAGTCCTGAATAGTGATCGCAAGAATCTCTTCTGATGCAGACTCCACATTTGGAAATCCATGTTCAGCAGTTGTCTCAATATCAAGAGTTACCAGTTTGATCTGACTGATGTCAAACTTGATCTCATTTTCAGGATACTTCTCAGAAATATATTGATAGATGTATCGATCATTACCATAGATCTCAAATCCATCAACTTCATCATACTTCTTGTAGAAGTCACGACAGTCGCGAACACTACCAGGATGAATCTCCTCTACAGGTTCTCCACTTAATGTTCTATACTTTGAATCTCTCTTAGATTTCACAAATAAGGTAGGAAAGAATTCATCTCTATGTTCATACCTCCTACCATTCTCAACTCCCCGGACGAGGAACTGATTACCAATCAACTGAACATTAGTGTAGAAACGCATTACTTAGTGAGTTCTTCGTACTTTTCAACTAGGGTGGGCATGGGTTCTGTAAGAGTAATAATCTTATCAGAACTAATCATAAATTCGTCTTGACGAGATACATTTAGTAGCCAGGGTTCTAATGTTCCGTCATCCTTTAACAGGAAAGGATTGGTCATTTTACAATCGGGTTCTCCGATGTCTGCCCCTACTTCATCAATCTGAGTTATCAGAATCTGACCCGTCGTCAGTAGTAGTGCTTTTACTATCGTCTTTTCCATAACTTACAATGTCCTCAATGTACATTTCTTTTAATTTGAATGCTGGTTCTACCATTGTCACCAACCAATCAGATGGGATGGGGACAGTTTCTTCAGCAGATAGAGGAATCCAAGGAAATAAAGATACCTCGTATCCCGCTTTTTTTGTATTTCCCTTCTGAAGTTCTGGAATAACGTTTGGATCTCTCATCTTAATTACACACGGGCGATTAAGATAATAACCAACTACTCTACGAGCATCATCCTCACCTACAGTCATCTCTTTGACATCTGCGATCATGTCTTCTCCTGATTTCAGGAGTATTAGTTTAATTGCCATTAGTCAATTTTTCCTTCAGTAATTATAACAAGAAAAAAGAGGGGCGTCAACTGGATTTTGCCAGTTGCCCCTCCGTCTGCGACGACGATATTCATTTCTATTTAGTTGACCTCTCCAATAACCCAGGATCTCATACCATATGGTGTGTCAGCAATCAGAGTTTGAGTATGCTCTACTACCTCTTGTGGAACAACTAAACAGAATCCAATACCAAGATTGAATACATTTCTCATCTCCTCCTCAGCAATATCTCCTGCCTGTTGGAGTTTGTTGAAGATCTCTGGTCGTTCCCAAGCAGAGTAATCAACGTCAACAGTCAGACCCTTTGGAAGGCACCTAGGAAGGTTCTCAGGCAATCCTTCCCCAGTAATATGTGCCATTCCTAGGATAGGAACCTCGTCCAACAGATGCTGGATTAGACGAGCATAGATGGTAGTAGGTCTCAGCAACTCAGGCATCTCTTTATACTTAATATAGTTTCTCCATAGCATATCATTGACAAGAGTGTACCCATTACTATGAAGTCCACTACTCTCAATGCCGATGACTACATCACCAGGTCTGATATTACTGCCGTCAACAATCTCATTCTTCTCTACAATACCAGTACAAAAACCAGCAAGGTCATAATCAGTTGCTCTGTAATGCTCTGCAGTTTCTCCACCTATAAGTTCCATCCCTGCCATTGTGCAACCAACATTAATCCCATAC